AATTGGATTCTTACCTCAGTTTGCAAAGCAACTACATCCTTTTCTAACGCAGAAACGCGCTCATTTATATCTGCCATTAACTAGGTTCCGTAGGCCAATCGCCGCCGCTGCCATCCATGTCAGGATAGTTTAGGTTAGGCCAGTTAGAGTGAGTAGTAATATCACGTAAGGCTGTACGGTAAGTAACCCATGCACTAGGTACAGACCCACCAGCTTCCAATGCTTTAGTCACAACCCAATCACATGCAGCAAGACGTTTATCTCTCTCTGCTCTGTTACGTGTAGCTACTTCAGCATTAGCAGCAGTGACTACAGCAGCACGTTCGTCAGAAGTCATGTCTGTTACACGGCGTGTATATACTTTACCGTCCTGCAGATATGGCGTTACTGCTTCGTTCTTTTGTGTGGCTGAGTCATAAGCTAAGAACACCACCACCTCTGCACAGCTATTAGCTGCAAGCCAATCAGCATCAGGTCCAGACTTTGGAAAGCTAGTATTGGGAAACAGAGACTTGTGTTCTGCTATCTCAGCTATGGTGCTGCCGTCTAATCGTGCTATCTTCATGTCTATTGTCCTTTATCTGGGAATGGTTCTGTCGGTGCTGTGAAATTGCTGGTGTAACGAACTAATTGTGAAATTCTAAAATCGTCAATATAGCCCCCAAAGTAATGATAACTTGGGCTATAACCTCTGCCAATAAAGTGAGTTCCTGTTGTGAAGAATGTATTTGCCTTTGTAGCATTAGTTGCAGTTACCGCTGTACCGTCAATGTAGCACACATGAACGTTTGAACTATTCTTTGTAATTGCAACGTGATGCCACGCCCCAGCATTCATTGCAGAGTTTACGTTAAATTGGGTAATGCCCGAATAGCCAGAAGGGTCATAAGCCAATTGTATAGACCTATCACTTCCGCTGCCGTTAATGCCGCTGGTGAAGCACATATATACTGAAGATGCTTGCCCATAAAACATATCAAAGTTTGAACTATTAGGCCACGCATTTAAGTATGCAAAAAACTCCAAAGTAAATGAACCTGTTAGATTTATTGCGGGAATGGCAACATAATCACTATTACCATCTAGCAACAAAGAAGCAGTGCCAAACTTTTTCTGTGCGGTGCTAAGTTTAGCTGTGCCAAATAACGTCAGATTATTCTGTGCAGCACTATCAATCGCCTGTGCATCTGCCATGTTTAAGAGCAGCTTGGTGTTGGTGATGGCTGTTAATGGGGCTGTTGGTGGAGTAAACGCAGAGGTGTAGACTGCCGTGCCTTTGACTACACGAACGTCAGACAGGTAGCCACTAAAGGGATAATTTGAGTTCCAATTTGTTGAAGAGCCTATTGTCAGTGTGCCAGTGTAGTTAGTAAAATCTGCAAAGGAAGTTGATAGTCCTTCAACCCCATTTACAAAAAGTTTTAACGTGTTTCCTGTGCGAACTGCTGTTACATATGTCCATTGATTTCCAGTAAAATCCACATTAGTCTCGTATTGTCTTGCACCCCCGTTTACAAAAAATCTTAATCTATTCAACCCCGAATTAGTTTGCCACCACATTGACCAACCTAATTGCGCTGAATGTGAGGCATGGCTGATTAAGGCTTCTACAGTGTTTGTTGGAGATATACTGTCAGGGTATATCCACATTGAAATAGTGAAATCCCCACTGCCTAATTCAAAGTCACTAGAATCTGCTGCTACAAGGTCATCACCATCGCCATCAAGGTAAGCACTCGCTCCGTTCGTGGCTGCACTATACACACTGCTGGTCAGGAATGGGCCAAATGCTGTTACGGCTGGATTGCCTGATATTAAAAACGTATTGTTTAACGTGGAGTTATCAACAAACCTATTTGATTGGCATGTCAGTATTTTGGTGTTTGTTGTTGCAGTTAATTTAGATGTTGGCACGGTGTAATTTGATGTATATCTGGCATTGCCAATTTCATACCTAACATTGCTTATAACCCCATTAAAAAAATACGCACCAGACCCGTTAGCATCAGCCGCACCAATATAAAAGTATTCATGACCGTTTAAAGATGAAGCACAGCTTGCGCTTGTTACTACACCGTTTAAAGCTGCATACATAGTTGTGCCATTTCTAGAAATTGCAACGTGATTCCATGCACCTATGTTTGCAGTCCCCGCGCTTTGAGTAGTTTGGGTGCCGCTAGAAATTGTTACAATCTCAATCGTATTGTTAGCACCCGCCCGAATTGACCATGTTTGATTTGCATTACTCCCATGAGAAGACGCAAACATACAAACAATTATGTCATATTGATCCATGTTTGATACTGGAAAAATCCACGCCTCTGCCGTAAATGCCTCGGTAGTAATATCTAGGTTTGACGAATTAGTTCTAAGCCTATCACCACTACCATCAAACGAAACACCCCACTCACCATCTGGCCTTGCAAATGGCCCAAAGCTGCCTTGAGTTACATCGCCGTTGGCAGTGATTGTGTGGTTGCTGGCAGAGCCATCATCAAACACATTGTTTACACCGCTGTTTGCACCGTCAAAATGAGACAAGAAACTAACGCGGTTGAACTGGTCGTCTACTGGGTCGCCAACAGCACCCGACCCCATCATAATTTTTTTGGCTACGATGCTCATTAAGACATCACCTGCCCAGCGGTAAACATGTAGTAATTAGTGCCGCCATCTACCGTGTAGCCAGTAAACACATCAACTTCACCATTGCCTGTGCTTAACGTAGGCGCTGTATCGCCAGCCCATTTTATACTGCTATGCCATGTGATTGATCTGGCGCTACTGTCTTGAATAACCTTCAGAGTAAACGCGCTAACCTTGCCGCTGGCTGCTGGATTGGCAAAGCTAATTGTGGTGTTCTCTGTCAGCGTGTGGCTAAAGTTATTAGCTGTGCGGAGATTGATTGACACCGCGTTGCTGCTGGATGTTACCGCTGCGTATTCTTCGCTAAAGCCATTGTCTAAAGTAATTACACCGTTGGCATCTGCCGTAACAGCTTTGCTTGCCTCAGACAAACCAAGAGTTGCTATGTCTAAATAATTAAGTTCAGCGCCCGTACTAGAAACTGCTGTGCCACCATAGTTTAAATTACCTGCTGCAATAACAATTTCACCAGTACCCTTTGGTGTAAGAGCAATGCCAATGTTTGTATCGTCACCAGCCGCGCTAAGAATAGGATTGCTTCCAGAAGCATTGTTGGTTATTTCTAAATGATTAACCGCACTACCAGTTGTTTGAAATACGATTTGTTCATTACCACTTTCATCACCAATAAAGTGCGCGTCATCAATTAAAATATTTTGAGAGTTTGTGTCTAAATTACCGCCAAGTTGAGGGCTAGTATCCTCAACCACATTAGCCATTCCACCACCAGCCGCACCTGTTGCACCTGTAGCACCCGTTGCGCCAGTAGGAATACCTAAAGAAAACGTAGCTGTACCATCCGATACCGCTACAGATGCAGTAGCAGAGCCACCAACTGATACTGTAGATACATTTACAGCAGCAGCAGTAACTTGAAACGCAGCCTCAACATTACCAGACGAGCTATTAAATATAAGAGCCTTGCCCTTACGATCATCAACAGCAGGAAGAACCAGTGAGGCAGCAGCATCAAAATCAGTAAGCTGCAATGAACGATCAACAGAATCTTTAAGATCAGCAGCAATAGCAGTAAAGCGATCTAGCTCAGTATTAAGCGTGGCAATCTGAAACGATCCAGACGTAGGGAAGTCAGTTGTTCTAGCAAGCGCAATGTCTCTGGTAATAACTACAGTGCTACCACCAGTAGCCCCTGTAACTGATATAGCTACTGCGCCAGTAGAACCACTACCACCGCTTACACTATAATGCGTGGTAAGAGTTTTCTTAGTGCCATCTACATATACGTTAAGATCAGCATCATCAAAGAACTCAAATGATACAGTAAACGATGTTTGTGTAGCGCCCTCACTTACAGAGTAAGATACACGCGCTGCGTTTTGCGCTAAACTAATAGTCATACTGCACTCCTTTCGGTTCTGCTAACAGTAGATAAAACCCATAGCAACGCACAATTATTCTGCATCATCAAACGAATCTCCTACAAAGTTTTTCAAATCACTCGCCATGTTTTTAGTAAACATATTCCATATTAACGGCGTGTTTCTAACTGCCATTTCAGAACCAGTAGAGTAGTTACCCCTAGCAAACTCCTGCATCATCTTAACATGGTTGTATGTATAGTCTGCTGGCGCACCAAAGATAGACACAACACCACCTACTGCGTCAGGCTCAGATTTAAACTTAGGTTCAAAGGGTGTGGGATTAACTAAGTCAAATGACATACCCATATCTAAGCTGCGGTAAAACATATCGCTATATAAAGCTGCAAGACCTGAGAAATCAAAAGCTCTTAATGCTTTATCTTCTGCATCCATTTCATCCCATGCCCAGCTTGGTGTTCTAAACTTAACAATGTGATAACCAAAAAACATACCCATTACTAAATGAGCAAAGTTATTACGCACCATACCTTGAGCATAGTTAGTTGTGATCTTGTTAAACGCACCCATTGTGTAGGTGTAAAATGTAAAAGGCAAAGAAAGTAATGGGCTTTCTATTTCAGCATACCCTTTAACTCTATTGCTTTCCTTCATGCCAACTTGTTTACCAACGCTCATAGGTACATAGCTTTTGCCAGACATCATAAGGGGCTTGTCAGCAGGAGTACCCATAATAATTCTGTTCATAACACCAGACCTTAAAGCAGAACGAAATGCAGTAAGCGCGCCTTCGTCTAGCCATGCGTCAGTGTTAGGCAAATACAAATTATTCTTAGTTGTTTCTACAGGAGCTTTAGCAATTCTTGCCGCTAAATCAGGAGTGATATTATATCGGGCTAGAAATTCCTGTTCCCACTTAGAAGCGTTACCGCCAGCTAAACGAATTGATGCCTCAATAATAGTATGACCTCTAAACAAAGCATCCATATGTTTAGTTGCTAGTGTAATAGGAGCCAAAAGATTTGCTATATAAAATCCATTGTTAATTTTATCAGTCATTCCATTAGCAAATGGGTCTTGCGATATGTTTTCCATCTGCCGCATGTGAGCAGTGCCAGCTATAATCTCTATACCATCGCCAGATTTATTTAACTCTTTACGAGCCATCTTTAAACTATTGCCATCAGC